ACTTTCAAGAAGAAGTGATGAATAGCGCGAAGCGCAACTAAGTGAAATGAATTTTTGAAAGAAACAAATCTATTCAGTTGTGTGAGCGATAGCGAACTTAACTGAATAGATTTTAATGAGAGAAAACGAAGTTTTCTCTCTGACACAATTAAGTTGTTTGATATTACAAGTCGAAACTCACATTCGTTCGTTTCTCCTGAATTACAACATTGGCAAGTGAGAAAGTGATTATTGAACTCATTTGATTCTGTACTGACTTCTCACTTGCCAATGTTGTAATTCGTGGTTGAGTGATTCAGTTATTTCTATTCGTGCTTCGCACTTGATATTGCAAGTATTCTGTTCATTCAACCCAATTCATTTCAATCATTTGCTCAAAACAACATTCATTTCAGCCATCAAAATTCAGTTATTTGTTTCAGACAACTCACTCATGAATCAAAGACACCAGCATTCACTTCCTCTTGAAAGTTTAGCTCATTGCTTGCTCATCACTTCCTAATTGATTCAGTTCAAAATGTCTAAACACTTTGTTTGACAGTCACACTTAACTGAATCAGAAAGTTTAGCTGATTTTTAAATTCAAAATCTAAACCACTTCAGCACCACAATAATCATGTGATTGTGTTGTCAAAGTTTAGCTCATTTTGTTAGTCATGAGACAAGTGAATGATAGAGAACAAATGAGAATACTAATGTTCCAAATTTTGGGCGAGATAGGGCGTAAATGTAAATTTACGCAAGAAACCTCAAAAACACCTATAGAAAATTATGGACGTATTAAAGCTATGCGCGAAACCAGAATTTTTATCTGACTCCGAACATAGAACGTCCATCAAAAACTATAGGTTTGTTTTTGAGGCTTCAAGAACCCTGGGCCTTGCTTGTAATCAATTAGAGTGTAGGATTGACTATGTCTAACTCGCCTGCAAAATGTTGCTTTCTACCTCCAACATATGCCGACTGATTCCGTATTCACTGTTTAATTTCTTTTGAAATAATTCAAAGATAGTTTCCTGAGCTAACATATTATTTTTCAAATATGCGATGTACGTTTAAACATATTTTCAGAAAACTATACGAGAAATTTGATAGAACATTCAAAGCAAAAGTAGTTTCTATCCAGTAAGCGCCCTTGTAGCCCTATTATTATGACGCTTCATTCTTTCTCTAGACTACCATTCCAGATAGCCAAACCTTTATGATGATGGGAAACCAATTCTTTCTATGGAAAGTTGATTTTTGAGGCAGCACGGGTTAGAGCGTTGTCCCATCAAAACGCGATACTGAAAAACCGCTTATCTATTACCGTCACACACACGCAGAGAACGGGTTTGTAGGTATACTTCCAGGTGATACGAACCTATGCTCAGTTAATAAATCTGGATTTTCCCAAATGCAGATATGATAGATGATGAAATTAAATTTTTAATACTGAGGTAATCAGTAATCGTGAACTATAACACAATCGTGATGATGTTGTCAATAGTTTTTGATGTTTTATTTATCATTTTGTTTGAATTTTTGAAGTTACGAAAACACAAAAAGGGAGTGCGACTTTTACATCACACTCCCTTTCATCAGTCTACAATTTGGAACAAATCAACAAACTCAGATTTATCAAAATCTAACATTTCTGTCTTTGCTTTGTGGTATATGTCTTTCATGATTTCAAAACCATAAGAATCTCGGTTCAGTTCTTTTGCTGCGCGTAATGTGCTCCCACTACCACAACAAGGATCAATCACAACATCACCTTCGTCGGTAAAAATTTCAATCAATTTCTTTAATAGATTAACTGGTTTTTGTGTTGGGTGAAGTCTGGGAATATGTGTTCCATCTTTCTTCCATTCCATCCAATTTAATACCATTTTACCAGTACCACGAATAACTTTACCATCTTCGTCAAGCTGCCTTCCATTGTTAAATTTTGGTAGTTTGTCTCGATACAAAACAATTGCATGTTCAGTGGCGCCAACAATTTTCATATTGGCTTTTAATACTTGAGCTGAACTGTTTTTAACAAAGAACAGCGGATAACTGTTTTGGAAACCATGCTTCTTACCACATTCAATAACTGATTGCATCTGTTCAAAAGCACAAAACACAATCATTGCAGGCGCTTTGTTTGGTTGTTTTGGTTCAGGAATTAACATGCGACTACAAAAATGCATGTATTCAGCGATATTGAAATTATGGTCAGTATTGAAAAACGCTTTTCCCGCTTTATCACTTTCTCCACTCTTATTATCACCATTCACATACCAAGCTGGGTTACTTGCATAAGCATTGATTCCTAAGTTATAGGGAATATCTGCAATGATGAGTTGTGCTTTTGGAATGTTGTAGCGTTTAGAGTTTTGAAAGTTATCGTGGTAAATTTCACATTTCGTTGTTTTTGGTTTTTTAATGTGATGCTGCATTTGTTACTTTGAAATATGAGATTCAAGAATCTTACCGATATTTGGCTTGAAGTAGTTTGGCCCTTTTAGAACTTTACCATCTTCTCGGTAAATGGGTTTACCATCTTCGCCAAGTTTTGACATATTAGATGCATGGATTTCATCAAAGATTTCATTGATGGGAATTCCATAAGAAACACAAGTACCGTAGATGATATACAGCATATCACCCAATGCATCTGCAATTTCAACTAAGTCATTATTTTGTTCACCATCAAGATATTCTTGAAATTCTTCACTTAGAAGATTGATGCGTAATGAGCGTTCAGTGTGCCCAGGTAGAACTGGTGATTCACTGATATTTGCGCCATAGGTTTCGTGGAATTGTTTTACTTTAGAGAGTTGAGTCATTTTTTGATTTAAAGGATTTTAAGGATGATTATGTTTTCGTTTGATCTACCTGACCATTCACTTGCTACGGTTTGAATAGTTTCGGAGTAGTATTTTCGTGAAGCTGGTTTTCCAAGTTTTAGAAATTCTGCTAATTCGATTTCAGGTTTTCTAATGGTTTTCATACTTGTCTTTTTAGTATCAAAACCAATAATTGATGTACCAGAAATTTCTAGTTTTTTGGTGTTTGGATCAGCAACCACATAGATTAATTTTCGTTTTGCAGTGTCATACAAGAATGCTTCGGATGATCCATGTAATTTAGATAATAGCACCGACGAAAGAAGAACTGTATCAGAAACCCTGAAGGTTTTCAAGTATTTGAATTTGTCAAATGATGGTGTTTTGGCTGGTTTGTTGGTGGTTTGCCTTGGTTTTTTAACTGCCACTTTTACCATTTTGGCAACCTGAGCAACACTTCCTAAATCTGTCAAAACCAGATCACAAAATTTAACAGCGTGTTTTAATTCTGTCTTTGAGAATTTCTTGTACGCTTCATTTAATTGTTTATCTTTGCCAGCAATTGCTTCGTCAAACTCTGCTTTTCTGGTTTCCCATACTTTGACAACTTTTTCTGCAATATACTTATTTGATACTGGTTTATTGGCTTTGATAAACTCTTGAATGGGTTTAATGTCGTGAGTTGCTTTAGGTGATTGCATGAATTCATCAAACTTACCTTCTAGTTCACCAGCGCATTCTTGGGTATTTTCTAATTCAATTTCTTCTTTTGATCTTACTGGTTTTGCCTTCAGTTCAGATTGTTGTGATTCTAGTTTGGCTTTTTCTGCTTCTTGTTTTTCAACCACTTCAGATAATCTGATAATTTCATTTTCAAGATTTTGCATGTCTTTGGGATTGAACACGAACCCTCTTAACATCATTCTAGCCATCCAGCCATACGTTTGTTTGAAAATCTTTTCTGGGACTTTTTTGATGACTTTAATGTCATCTTCTCGATTATGTTTTTCTAGCCAAGTAACTAGCATCCCTTTGGCATCTTTGACTTCAAAGAATCGAGTATACCAATTAAATGAATTGATTAAACTATGCTGATACTTGGTTGAATCAGTGATTGGTTTTGATGGATCATAATATGGTTCAGGGCCAGCAAATTTGACTTCGGTGTCTTTCGGCGTAATGGGCGGAACAATACTTTCAAGTTCACCGTGTTTTGGCTCATGTTTCCTTGTATGAGCATTGAGTTTTTTCTTGACTGAAGGTGATACTTTTAGAGACTTTACTTCAGGTTTAATGGGAATTTGCTTTTTAGGTTTGGTTTGTGTTGTTAGGGTTTTTGTGGGCATGATGTGGTTAAATATGTGAAATTTACGAATATGATATATGCCAAGATTATCACTTTATACTTCTACCAAATCGAATAACTATCGTTATTTTGATCGGCTAGTAAGAGAACAATTGTATGCAGGTGGAACTGATTTGTACATTCACAAATACGTTGGCCCTGCCATTAAAAAATCAAAAGATGAGCTAGACTTTCCAGATGCAACCCAACCAGAATATGATACTTCAAACATTCTTGAAATTCAGGATTTATTGTTTCTAGAAACTAGAGACCGAAAATATGACAAAGACATTTATTGTCTAAGAGGACATTATCAAGTTCAAAGTCTTGATTTTGATCTTTCACAGTTTGGTCTGTTTTTGTCAAATGACATTGTATTCATCAGTGTTCATTATAACGACATGATCGAAACTTTTGGAAGAAAATTGATGGTGGGTGATGTTATCGAACTTCCACACTTGACTGATTATCACCCGCTTGACGAAACTATTCCAGTAAGTCTAAGACGATTCTATCAAGTAACCGATGGTTCATTTGCAAGTGAAGGATATTCTCCAACATGGTATCCGCATATATGGAGAATCAAGTGTGAACCATTGGTCGATAGTAGAGAGTTTTCTGAGATATTAGACAAACCAGTGAATGAAGATTCTTACTTAGGTGAATGGAATTCAACAGATACTTATGTTTCTGGATATGTTGTGAAATACGGCGACAAACTTTATACCCCGAAAGTTGTCAATGTTCCAGCTAATATCCCATGTACAAATGAAACATATTGGGAACTTAGTGCAATTGAAACCATTCGTTCAACCCTTTCCACTTATAAGAAAAACTTAGAAATTAACCAAGCAAGTATCGACGAAGCGTTTAATCAAACGCCAAAATCTGGATTTGATCGAACACAGATATTTTTAGTTGCAACTGAGAATGGAATTCCTGCTTCTCAAGATGAGATCATTATTGCTGATGGGCCACCTGATCCGTTTGCACAAGCAACTGTATTAAACTCATCAAACTCTGGAAGTTCACTTCAACTTTCTGCGGCAGCATTGAATAAAGTTGCAATCTCGTTTGGAATCAATAATGTTGCAGACATTTTCAAAACACAGTTTTCATTCAAGATTGGTCAATTTTCACCAGAACGATTAAGCACCAATAGCGGACAAGTATCTGGAAATAAGTGTTTGTTATTGGCATCCAGCGGCCAAGTGAATATCAATCAAAATAGAGAATCGGAACAAACAGTGATTGCAAGAACAACTCCGAGTGGTTTTGGTATGTTTGATTATGTATTGAGCGGCGACGAAAATGCACCAAACGGCATTGAAGCAGGAACAGGGACACAATTCCCACAAAATCCAGCCAAGGGTGATTATTTCTTGAGAATTGATTTCTTCCCACAAAAAATGTTTAGGTTTGATGGGAAACTATGGAAGCAAATTTCAGAAAATGTGCGAACTGGCGTTGGATTTACCACTGCTGACAAATCTTTGAGATCATCGTTCATTAACAACTCAAATCAAACCGAATTGTCAAATGGAACAATGATCAGTGAAAGACAAGCTCTGACCAAAATTTTTAAAATTAAACCAGATTAACACAACATGCCAGCATATTTTTACGACAAGCAAATTAGACGATATATTCTGCAATTTGCACGAATATTCTCAAACTTTTATGTAACTCGAGGAGTTGATCCAAATAATAACCCGATTTTAACTAGAATTCCTATCAGGTATGGTGATGCATCAAGACAGGCTTCAACCATTATTCAAGAAAATAGCGCAAACAAAATAGCAAATGCACCTATGCTAACATACTATATTACTGGATTTGAGTATGATAGACAACGGGTGCAAGAACCAATGTTTGTTGACAAATTGCATGTAAGACAGCGCACCTATAATGACCAAACTCAGCAGTATGAATCAACACAACAGGATGCATTCACCGTTGAACGTATTATGCCTGTTCCATATTTGCTAAGAATGAATTTGGATTTGTGGACAACTTCAACTGATCAGAAACTAGAATTCATTGAACAAGTCGGAGTGTTATTCAATCCTGCTTTAGATATTCAAGCAAACGATGCAATTACTGATTGGGGATCATTAACCACAGTATTCCAAGAAGGGCCAAACTTCACTTCAAGATCAGTCCCACAAGGTACTGGAAACCCTATTGATATTTTGACTTGGAGATTTTACATGCCAATATGGTTATCATCCCCAGCAAAATTAAAGAAGATGGGAATTATTCACAAAATCATTGCATCTATTTTTCATGGAAATGAATTGTCTGATATTACCGACGACAATCTATTCAATGGAACAAGACAGAGAATTACTCCATTTGGCTACAAAATGTTGTTGCTGAACAATCAGCTTCAATTGTTGCCATCAAGTCAGCCATTCAATCCAAATGACAATTTTGAACGTCCGCCGTCGCCTGATACGAAACTCGCGTGGCAAGGGTTTCTAGAGGCTTATGGAGCGGTCAAAGAAGGTATTAGTCAGATCAGACTTGAACATCCAAATCTTGAAACTGAAATTGTTGGAACATTTCGATTCAATGAATCAGACGGAAGATTGCTTCACTTTGATATTGACCCAGATACCTTACCAACCGATACAATAGAACCAGTTGACAAAGTTATTGATCCATCAGTTTCAAAGCCAGGTGGAAATTTACCTGTAGTTTCTAATGGACAACGATATTTGATTATTGAAGATTTAATACCAAACACCAATGGATGGAATGTTTCAACATTGATTCTAGCAAATTCCATTATTGAATACCAAACTGATTCATGGGTTCAAGTATTTGATCCAAAAACAACTAATGTGCAATTTGTCACAACATTGAGTTCAAATATCCAATACAAATTTACCAATGGTGAATGGCAACGATCAGTTGAAGGATACTATGAAGCTGGGAGTTTCTCAATTGTCATCTGAATGTATTCAAGCAGTTGGAGTTATCATCTATTCGATTGAAACCAATCAATGGTTATTTGTTCAACGTGCTGACCCAAAGACGGCTGGATTGTGGGGAATCCCTGGTGGAAAAATCAAAAACAATGAAACATTTAATGAAGCTATCACTAGAGAATGTTTTGAAGAACTTGGAATTATTATTGATTTAAGTATCACCATTCCTATTCAAAAATACGTGAATAATAGTTTTTCATACCACACATTTCTGGTTATTATTGAGAAACCATTCTTACCAAAATTAAACAATGAACACCTTGGGTTTGCATGGATGAATTATGGATATTATCCTAAGCCATTGCATCCAGGTGTTTTTGAAACCATTACATCTGATTTTGTTCGAGAGAAAATGGAATCTATTATTGAATGAAAAATGCCCTTACACTGTTGTTAATGAGTGTAAGGGCATTTTGTTGTTGTGTTACTTGTTGCTGATTGCCACAGTCTGTGGGAGTTCTTGCTTCACTGGCTTGCCAGCAATGCGGATTATTTCATCTTCACCATCTTGGTCGCGGATTGGACGAAGTGCTGAATCATATACGAGATGCGAACTCCCGTAAACATTTGGGAGTTCTCTATCAATAACCCAAACTGGCCCCATCTTTTTGTCAATAAAAAGATGTTCTCTCTTTTCGGCTTTGGTTGCATATCGAAGACAGGTAACAATTTTCCCTTCATTGCCAGCACGACTTTTAACAATAATAGCCAAATCACCATGTTTACAATTCATGTCATTACTCCAAGTAGTTGTTTGCGGTCAGTTCAATGACTGATGAGCGTATTATGCACTTAAATGTTCTAGGTGCAAGCACTGTTACATCTTAGTTGACAATTTTATGTGGTTTTCAATGAGCAGACATGAGCTAAGTTGTTGATTTTATTATGGAATGTAATAAGTGCAATTTTGCACCTATCTAGGTACTACTTAATACATTTTATTGATGTTTTTGAAAACAGCAAATAATTAGCGTATTTTAGATACAGATAAAAACATGATGACTACAAGATGAATGTAGATAACAGCAGATATTACAAATATGAAAAATCCTGTGTTTTGATGAAAGATACCTGTTGATCTAGAGTTATGATTTTTCAAGCAGACAGATAAGCAAGTGCGGGGGATCAATGACCAAGTGAAAATAGTCTTTAACCAATGTTTTGAAAACTCTTAAAAGCGAAAGAGTGACTGAACATTTGTATTAGACCCGTTATTAGTGGGGAAATAACGAAACTCCTATATAGATATAGGGAATATGCACAAAACCCCACTTTTAGAGGGTCTGAAAAACGCAAAAATTGACGTTGTAATGCCCCTGAAAAATTTAGACCCCCATTTGAGCGGGAAATGATGCAACTCCTATATAGATATAGGAAAATGCAACAAAACCTGCCATTTAAGGGGGTCTAAAACAAATGTTTTGAACTGTTAAATTTGACAGTAACCAAACATTGAAAGAAATCTGATTCTTAAATTTTCACATCTCATCATCTTAACAGGTAAGTGTCATCTGTCTGCGCAGGAAATACACGAAAAGAAAAAGCTCCAATGGAAATGAATCCAAAGGAGCTTTTTTCGTTAATTAGGCACTGGCAATAGAAACAATTTCCATTGAAGTACCCGCAGGTGCGACAGCAGCACTACCAAAAGTAGCAAGGTATTGAACACCAGCAAAATCACGAACAACTTTATTTGATAGTGAATATAACCGAACGGTAGATTCGTCTTCTTTTGTTGCAGTCACTGTCATGGTATTAGCGGCAAGTGATCCATTGGCGGTATTTGCCAAAGTACAAACACCAGTATTAGTTCCATCACTTACTAGAAACTTGTGCTTTCCTTTTTGACGAACAATGTAACCATTTGCCTCAGCATTTGATCCAATCTTCACTCGGCATTGGATGGTTGCGGTACTTAAACCAGTATTTCCACCAACAATACCATAACCAGCCGCGTTACCTACACTTGAATCAATCGATGCAGATTTTGCAATTTTTAATGGGCGTCCCATAATCTATTAATTTCCCTCTTATATTAGTTTTGAAATGTTTTGTCTTTTTTGTTCAAGTGCCCTGAATTCAGTATCACTTAACGAAGTTGGTAGTTCTAGTAATTTCTCTCTCAAGTGTCTTAGTACAAGCCAATCAGAATCATTCAAGAAGTTTTGATACTTCTGCTTTGTTTTTGAATCATCTTTGATCTCTACTACTGATTTGGTTGAAATATCAAAGTAGTGAGTACCCGATTGCAATAACGAGAATGTTTCTTCTGAAATTTCATGAATGATGATTCCAGACTTTTTGGTTACTTTTGGTTTATAGTCAAAGACACCTGAAACAGTATCTCCTTCAATACAAACACAATAAAATTTAGTTTTCATATTAAATGTCTGCCATTAGTGTGATATTACCAACTGATAATATATTTACCCCTTTTTGGTCGGAACTGATACTTATCTCTAGTAATATCGCACATGAATCAGGTTGAGTTAATTCACTATCTGAATATGTCAATGACCATGTTTTAGAAGTTGAAAGTGATTGCCAAACACCTGTTGAGCCTGTGAACTGATAATTCCCTGAACCAGTTACTGATACGATTCTTGCTTTGATCCAATAATTTGCACCAATCGAACTTGATGCTTCTGGGAAATACCACGATTTTGATGAGAGCGTGTCATTATATTTTCTACCAACGCCTGAAACATTGATACTTCCATTTGAATAGAATGTAACACTTGAAGTTGCAGTTAGAACACCAGAGTAAACTACTTCACCCCCAGCAAAATTTGAATTGATTGTTGTTGAAGTTGAATCTTCATTTGGCACTGGTGATGTAATTACGTCTTCGTAATAATTTCCACCAATTTGTGAATTAAATTCACTCCATATTGCCATCCAGTTTGCCCCAGGTCTTGCACGTTGCTCACTGTTGTTCACGTGAACCCGAACACGATCATTCAAGTAATATGGACGGCATCTGAGAGAATCATTACTATCCACATTCCCATCAAAATATATTTCACCAATACCTGCTACAAATCCAGCAAGATTATTCATAGTGAATCCATCTGGTGGAAATACATCAAAAAAGTTTTTAGTAGAAGGGCCAAATCCTGTTGTTTGTGAAGACCATTCTGAAACATAACTGAATCCAGACTTAAACACATAATTTCCAGGTACTTCAATATCAGATGTGCCATCGAAATTTACACCATTGATTTTTCGTGCAGTTCTTAGTTTTGTTGCTTCAGATGCAATGCCAGTCAAATTTCCATTAAATGCATTTGCAAAAATAGTTTGTTCACTTCTGATATTGCCGTTTGCAGTGATATTCCCACCATAATGTCCATTGTTGGTAACTCTTATTGAGTTTTGAATATCAATCCCTGTACTTGAAATTTCAAGTTGTAAGTTTCCATTTGGCAAAAACTGAATGGTTTGTAAACCTGAATACGCACTTTTTGTAAAAACCTGAACAGGGAGATTGTTACCTGATTCATTGTCATTTCTGAATGCAACTGAGCCATCGGTGTAATGTGCAATGCCAAACAACTTTTGATTAGCGGGCGCTGTTCGTTGTTCAGAACCTAGAATAATTGAAGCCGAATTATCAGTGGTTGAATACTTGCCATAGTTAATAGATTGATTTCCGACTTCAATACGTCCATTCACTCTTAATCCAGTTAATGTACCAACTGAAGTGATATTGGATTGTGCATTTTCTGAAACATATTTCGCCACATTTGCATTCACCGCATGAGTTGCATTGGCAATTGCCCCAGAGATATTCGCTGCATTAAGGTTGGTTAGTAACGAACCATTACCACCAAAATACGAAGCATTGATATTTCCTGAAGCGTTAATATCACCGTTGGTTGAAAACTTAACGTAATTGTCAATAGTCGGTACAACGCCATAGCTGATTCTTAAATTTCCAGCACCTGTGTTAGTCAACCAAAATGGAGTAGTTGAATCATCGGAAT